TAGAGGCAACTGATAGAGTGTTCTTATCGTTTACTGCTACTACTTTACTTCTATTCGTAGTTTCTAAATCATTAGTAAATTTGTCTAATCGTTTTTGTTCTTTTAATCTAGAACCTTTAGAGTCATTCAAAGAGTTATTCTCTTCTAATAACTTATTATTAGCATCAGACAAAGTATTAACAGCAAACTGATTCTGTTGTATGTCATTCTGCACTGTAATAATCTTTTGCTGTATCTCAGCTATTTCTTCTAAACGTTTCTCAGCTTGATTAAGTTCATCTTGTAGCTTCTCAATACCATCATTTAACTCAACTATCTTTTCGTTATGATTACATACAGTCTGTTCTTTAAACTCAGAGTCTATATCTTGATGACATACAGGACACTCTTCGTTACTTTCATAAAAATCTAATTGAGTTTGTAAGTCTAGTATCTTTCCGTTCAGTTTAATTCTTAGTTCTTTTAGCTTTTCATATCTAGATTTAACGGTTTTATTATCATCTATAGCTTTACCTAGACTATCGAGATCATCGTTAGAAACACTTATTGTCCCTTGGAGAGCTTTGATCTCCGCGTTATTTTTAGTAACAATAGATAAGTTATTAGCTATCCTTTCTTTATTGTCAGCTTCAAGCTGATTAAGGTGCTCTTGAGTTAAATTTATCTTCTCTTCTAATAGATGTAAGTTATGTTCTATATCGCTAAGCTCTTTAGCATTAGCATTTACTTTATCTTTTAGTAGAGTTTTCATTACAGAAAATATCTGTAAGTCTAATAAGTCTTCTATAACTTCTCTTCTATTCATAGAGTTAAGCTGCATGAAAGGTATGAAAGAAGTAGAGCCTAATACTACTACTTGGCTGAAAGCCTTATGAGTTAGCTTCAATATATGCTTTTCTAAATGCTCTTGATAATCTCTTGCATTAGCATCTTGGTTCATCATCTTACCATTCTGCCATATTTCAAATATATTAGGTTTAGAACCTCTTATTATTTTATAAGTATGTTTACCTTTCTTAAATACTAGTTCAACTCTCATATCTTTTTTATTGATAGAGTTAATTAATTGACCTTTAGATACTTTTCTAAAAGGTTTTCCATACAATGCAAATGATAGAGCGTCTAAGAAAGTAGACTTACCAGCTCCATTATCACCTATTACTAACGTAGAAGGATTTCTATCTAACTCTATTTCAGTATATGCGTTTCCAGTAGATAAAAAATTCTTCCACTTAAGAGTTTTAAACTTAATCAATTGTTAATGCCTCAGAATATAAATCATTAATTACTTTAGATACTTCTTCTTTATTAGCTACTAGCTCCATACTTTCAATATACTTATTAAGTATGGTAAGAGTATCTTCTGCTTCATCTAGTATATCATCTTCATCTTCTAAATCTAAGTTAAGATGATCTTCTACTATTTGTAAATGTATAGGTTCTTTACGCTCAAGTCGTTCAATAAACATATCGAACCAATAAGGATTAGTTTTATTTTTTACTATAACTTTTATAAAGGTATTTTTATATTGATCTAGATCTTGATCAATGATATCAGTAACTATAGCATCTTCGTCATTATACCATATCTTTTTAAACATAGTATTAGGATTCTCTATAAATTCTAATTCCCTAGTATCAGTATCATAGATATGAAACCCTTTCGGGTCTTCTGCATCTGACCAAGTCATCTCATAAGGAGTACCAAGATAGTTAACGTTACCTTGAGTAGATCTAGTATGATAATGACCAGTACAAACAAGATCAAACTTCTGTAGCCAATCATCTTTCATTCCATGATACATAGCTTGACCTTTATACATCTGATAGCCTTGAAGCTCTAGATGACCAAACAGTACTTGACATTTAGTTTCTTCTACTAACTTAAAGCACTCTTCTCTATTCTCATCACAGATCCATGGAAGCATTAATATACCATTCCATTCTGTAGGCTTTGAGTAAGCTGTTATATTTACAAACTCTTTAGTAAGTAAATCTACTGAATTTATTTCTATAGTATTCTTAAAGTAAGCATCATGATTACCTACTAGTACGTGAAAGTTTATATGCCTATCATATAAAGGTTGAAAGAACATCTCTTTAGATCTATCAAGCGTTCTAAAGTTAATAAACTTTCTTCTATCAAACGTATCACCAAGATGGGCTACTGTAGTTATCTTATGTTCATCTAAGTAGGGAAAGAAAACTTCCTTATAGAACTTTTCTTGGAAGTCAGTCACACGTTGATTATCATTCCTGACACCAAAGTGGGTGTCAGTTATTAAAGCAATTTTACTCATTCTCTATAAACTTGTCTAGACCTTTCTGTCTTTTCTTTTCTTCTCGTCTTTGTTTTCTCTTATCGATTTTTTCTTCGAAGTTTTGCACAAAAGATTTCATATAGTCTGTCTCAAGATTAACTTTAACTGCTCCTGTACCAGAAGCATTATCATGATGATCAGCCATCTCGTCCATGATCATATGATTCTCTAGTGTCTTATGTTTGATATATAACTGTCGCTTTTCTCTATCTATTCTTCTAAGAAAAGCATAGTATATTATTTGAGTGAAATAAGCAAAAGGATTTTTACTCTTTTCAGGATCGAAATTATTAAGATAGTTTATACAATTTTCTATTCCATCACCTACCATCTCTTCTCTAAACATATAGTTAGCAAAGTTAGGTTTATAGGATAGTCTATTAGCTATCTGTAATAAACATTCACCAACATATTCAGGAATAGGTGGTGGTGTCTTTTTCTTTTTTTCCGCTTCTAAGCGGGCGAATTTATAGTCCAATAGGACTTGGTACAACTGTTTGTTGTCAACGTAGTGCTTACCCATTTAGTGTATCTCATTATTTGCTATCGCCTGACGTTGTAGTAATGCTTCAAGCAAATCTACATCTTCTTGTTTGACTTCTTCTAAACTTGACTTAATATTTTTTCTATTATCTCTAGCATTAAACCAATCTGTTATATATTGCATATATTGTTTCTCTAAGAAAACATCTAAGTCGTCATGCGTACTTAAAACGTGCTCTTTATATATTTCTGTTAATATAGGAGTAGAAGAAGAAAAAGGTGAATACATTCCTTTAATATGATAATGCTGTTCTGCTGCGCTAATATGAGGCTTTACACCTATCTCAACTGCATTCTCAATAACAAGCGATACTTCATCTTCATGAGTAATTTGACCTATTATTATCGTGTTGTTTATTAGCTTTATAAAGTTAAACATTTATAATTTGACTTGATAAATTTTATAATTAAATTTCTCATTATTATAAAATTTAATTCTTTCAGCAAAATGCTGAAGAGTATAGTTCTTTTTAGCTCCCCATGCTAGATCGTCAGCAATATCAAATAAAGTACATTCAGACTTAGTATCAGATGTTCTTAATCCTCTACCTATTGATTGTAATACTCTTATCTTAGACTTAGACGGAGAAGCAAATATAATATTATTTAGGTTCCTTATATTAATACCAGTAGAAAACGTTCCGTAAGATGCAACTATAATCGCATCTTCTTCGCCTTCAACGATACTTCTAATATCTTCTCTTACTTGAGCGTTAACTTCACCAGAAACAAAGAAAAGCTTTCTATCATAGACCTGCTTATTGCTTTCTGATAATATATTATTATATAATACTTTGCCGTGCTTTTCAACTAATTGGTATAAAATAAGTGTATTTCCTTTTAGCGATAGGGCTAAGTTTTCTATAAATTTATTTCTAGGAGCGTATTGTACTATATGATCTATTTCTGTCCTATAGTCTGCTTTCTTTAACTGCTGACAATATTCTTGAGGATGAGCTAATTGTAAGCATTTTATTTTTAACTCTGCAAGAGTACCTTCTTTCATTAGTTCAGCAGAAGTAGTTACTTTCTTAACTGCACCAAATAAGCCTTCTAATACTAACTTATGAGTTTGAGTATCATCTAGCGTTCCAGTAAAGCCAAATCTATATTCACAGTTTTCTAATTTAGTCATAATAGAAGTTAATGACTTAGACTTAAAGTGATGAGCTTCGTCACCCATTACACATTTAAACTGATTAAACCAAGGCTTAGGCATTTTATATATCGACTGCCAAGTCGAGACAACTATAGCTTCTGGTATACTATTTCTCCAGCTCTTATCTTGAGTTCCATCTATAACTCTTACATTACCTTTATAACCATAAGACTCATAGTCAGACTTCATCTGATAAACTAGAGATGTAGTAGGTACAATAACTAATATCTTATTACCTTCTTCTATCATCTTCTTAGCTATCATATAAATGATTAGCGATTTACCTGAAGCGGTAGGTGATAAAAGTAAGGCTCTTTTAGATCTCATTGCATGAGCAAAAGCTTCTACTTGATAGTCTCTTGGTTCTAAATTAGAAGCTGCTTTACAATAATCGTATGCTTCTTTTAACGAATAAGAAGTATCATGTAAGTCATCATCAACATCAACTTCATATTCTCTATCGAATGCGAACTTTCTAATATAGGGAACCAGGCCACTATAGATTAATTGAGTAGCTGGATTGAATAAACGTATCTTACCATCCCAAAATTTATTCCTTACTTGAGGCATAAACTTTGCTCCTGGGACAGTAAACGTAAAGTAATCCTGAAGTTCATAAGCAACTCCAGGCTCACAAAATGCTTTTACATATACGTCGTTATACTTCTCTACGTATATCTTCTCTGTCATATACTTTCTTTCTTAAGTTTGTTGTAGAAAAATTATGATCTCTACTATTAAAGTATAGCTTAATTCCTCGCTTCTGGCAAATACCTTTACCAGTAAACTCTTTATTTCTATACTCATCTCCTAAGATGCGAACATTGATAGGTAACATATTTAGAATATCTTCTAAATCTGATTCAGTAATATAAGGTATTATTTCATCTACATAATGTATAGCTTGTAGCTGAGTATATCTTTCTACTATAGTTTGTATTGGACTATTCTTTTCTTTTCTATCTAAAGATGGGTCTACTTGTAAACCACATATAAGATAATCACATTGGCTTTTTGCTTCGCGAAGCATCGCGACATGACCTGCATGTAATAAATCAAATGCTGAACAAGTAAACCCTATAGTCATCTTATTACTTTATTTAAGTCTAGTATTGTAGTAAACAATGGATCTTCATCTAAGTTCTTAAAGTGTGTTGTATCTTTTGGTAAGCATTTACCTCCGAATCCAAATTGACCGTCAGGTCCTGGCACATCGAAATGAGTAGTTGGATCTAAGTTTCTTTGAAGTAAGCTTTTTACTTTCTTATAACTTACATCATATTGCTTACATTTTTTATTTAGTATATTAGCATACATTACTTTCATACTTAAGAAAGCGTTTCTGCTTATCTTAAACATTGCAGCTTCTTCAGGAGATACTAATGTAGCTTCAATATCATTCTCTTGAAGGAAGTATGCAAACTTACTAGCGTGATTATACCCTAGTACATGTTCTACTTGAGGTTGTTTAACATCTTGCTCCCAACCTACTTCTCTTAAGAACTCAGGGTACATAGTAGGATCATCAAACTCATTAACTTGGTCTGGTCCTATAGTTGATCTAATTATCTGCTCACCTTTCCATTTGCCATACATCTTTATAAGAGTAGATATATCTAAAGCACCATTCTTTAGATCTGTTGGTAAACATAAAAATACGTAATCGAACTCTTCTTCTTCATCAACAATACTAGGATATTCTAGATAAGGGTCATGAATAAATATTTCGATATCGTCAAACGATTCTAAAAAGGCATAAGTCGCCTTGCCGACGAACCCGTAGCCTACTACTAAAGCTTTTTTCATAGGGGTTGTTTTTTTGAAAGGAACTCCTCTTCTCCTGCATACTCTGGTGCACCTTTAATAGCTTCTTGAACGTACCAAAGAACAGAGTATAGTTTTTGCTTACAATAATAACCATTAAAGCCATCTATATTAGGATCATGCATAACACCTTCCCATTGATCTATCTGTTCTTTAATAGTTTTAACACCTGCTTTTTCTACATATGGCATATTATATTCCTACTTTAAATTTCTCCCATTCAACAGCTGACTTGATATTAAAGCCTCTAGAGTTAAGAGATCTTATTGCCTGTTCAAGGAAGTCTACTTTTTCATTTTGATAAGATATTTTAAGAGTAAGCTCTATTATATCTTTATCAGCGTCTATATACTGAGGTATATCAGCTCTCAATATTTTAAGAGGGTTAGGTTCCCATCCTAGTTCATTCATATCATCATAGTCTAATGAACCAGCGAACCATTCATATTTGTATTTTTTAAGAACTTTAAGGTCACTTTGAAGCTTACGTAACGTTAATCTTTCAGTACTAAATATCTTAAAATACTTAGCATGAAGCTGAGCTATCTTTAGGCTTTCTTCACCTAACTCAGTACGATCGATATCGCAATCTTTACTCCATAATTCGAATATATCTTCTAAGGTCATATTATATAGTATCCCTACCCAATCACATAGATTATTATAATGCCTAACTAACGCTAGTGCAACTGTTTTAGGTAATTACTTTTAGATCAAATCTCTCATATCTAAACGATGCAATACACTCAACATAATTAACATCTCCACCTCTTAAATCAAACGCAAGTTCTGATATAGTTGATGGATATAAACCAATAAATTTAACTTCTAAATTCGGTTGAGCATTGCTATTGTGAATGAGGAGTGTACCATCACTCACTATTGAATCAGTCTTTTGAATAGTTTGTATTGGATTACGTCTAGGATCTTTATCAGCTACCTCTTTATATTGAGTAAAACTTTCTGGAAAACCTATAGCTTTAATCCAATCATACAGCTCTAAATAGGACTGCATTTGCTCATCAACTCTAAAACCAACCTGAAATTCAGTATAGTCAATATGAGTACCTGGATTGGGTATCTTTACAAACGGTGTAGGTACATCTACGTTACCCATAGCTACCGCTGGTAGTAGTACTGACTGTACGAAAAAGTTAACATGAGGCATCTTATCAACAGTAAAGGTAAACTTTAACGGTGATAAAAAGTTTAAGTTATCAGGTTGCTGAGTTAATATAGCCATGCATATATTTAGCTTACTTTAGTCCAAAGTTCTCTAAACAAGCAAAAGCGTTCATGCCCTTCATCAGTTTTATATACAAACTGCTCAGCTAACATTTCAATAACAACACCTTCATGCGTTCTATTAAAAGCAGGCTCTCGGTGCTCTATTCGATCACCGAGTTCTGGCTTCTTTACTTTTCTAGACAACTTTTAATCCTTCACCTGACATAGCATAGTTGTAGGCGAAGCTAAGTAGCTTATTCTCATTATTGATATACTCTACTTGAGCTAAAGCTTTCTGTTTAGTTATAGCTTTAGCATGAGAATCATTAATCATCTCAACCATAGCTTCTTTCTTAGCTTCTAAACCAGTAGCTTCATTTATTTTCTTTAAGTTATTTTCTAAATTTAACATATAGTTTCTCCTAGTTATATCTATATTGTATACTCAAAAGGAAATAAATCAACTGTTTTTTTTAAAATAATAGTTGACTTTGGGGTCAATAGTTCATATAATTATAAAACTTAGGGCAACGGGTGCCCTTCGATTAATGAAATGGAGACGTTTATGTCATTATTTGATAAAGTATTTAATGCTTTAGTAACTGAAGGTAATGAGTATACAGCTGCACAGATGGCTAATTACTTTAATACCACTCCAGCATCAATCAAAGCTAGAGTGTCTGAACTAAGACACAAAGCTGGGATTGCTGTGTATGCAAATACACGTACAGACTCTAATGGAAGAACTAAAACTTTCTACAGAGTTGGTACACCGTCAAGAGCGGTAGTAGCTGCAGGTTACCAAGCATTAGCAGCAGCTAGCTAATCTAGCTAAACCCTTAGGCCCCTTCTATTCGTAGAGGGGGTCTTTTTTTGTACAAAAAAAAGGGAGCGTAAAGCTCCCTTTAACATACTTTGTAATTAGATTACATTATGTTGTTAACAAGTACTCTTCTGTAATATACATTAGAATCTTTTGTTAATGCACCGTTACCGTAGGCTGTGCCTTCAGCAAATGGGTTAGCAACAACTCCATACCTAGTCTTGAAACCAATTTTAGGTTGGAAAGTGTTCTCACCAACTGCTCTAACCATTTGTAGTGGAACGTAAGGGCAATAGAATATACCAGCATCAAATGCACTAGAACCTTTATATCCTAAGACATAGTAGTTTCCAGTTGTATATGGGTCTATGTATACTCTGTATCTGCCATTTAATACTCCAGCAAATGTATTACCAGTATCATCTACTTGTAAATTATTAGAGTTTAATGCAGGTGCATAGTCAAGAACGCCAGCCATTTGTAATGCAGAAGCTACGTCTGAAGATGTAATAAGGACATTACCCTTTCCTCTTCTTGTGTCTTTTGCGATTTGGTTAGCATCTCTTTCGATTTGGAACATGAGACCTTTAAACTTCTCAACGCTCCATCTACCGTTTGAATCGGTATCAAGGTCAAAAGTACCAGCAGCTGTGGTATCTACTTGAGCACCTTGTTTTGCAACAATGTTAATTGTTCTGATAATCTCTCTGTTAATTTCAGCAAGAATCTCAGTTGAAAGAATATTAGCTAATTCTGTCTCAGCATCTAATCCATGAATAGCTCTTAAATCTTGAGCAAGTTCCATTGAGTATTCAGCTTTTAAAGCTCTTGAGCCAGCTGTTACAGAAACTTTCTCAATTGAGAATGCCATTTCTGGGAATGCGATGTTGGAAGCGTTACCTAATGCTTCAGCTTGGTTAGTTGACATTGCGTCACCGAAGTTATATGATCCAGCTTCAGCGTTGTTTGCTGATACAGGAACTGTTCCGACGTGCTTGTCACCTAAAGTATTAGCGTTAGCTACTCTAGTAGCAAATGCAGTATTTGCTTCATTATAGAATGCTTCAGTAGATGAGTTAGCCATTGAGCTGTACTTAGATCTCATCGCAAAGATAAGGCCTGTTGGACCGCTCATAGGTTGAACACCACACATGTCGTATGCAACCAAGTTAGGCATAGCTCTTCTTACTAAGCTAATTAAAACTGGGTCATAGTTCTGAACACCGTCACCGAATCCAGCAGATCCAGTTGCGTTGACAGGAGTATGAGTACCAGCCTCAGCGAGAAGTGATTGTGAAGAATATGCGCTTCCTTCTCTTAAAGCGATTTCTGTATTTTCTAAAAGTTGAGCTGTAACTGCACGTTTATGAGAATCACCAATCTCTGGTAGGTCATCGTGCTCAAGAATTGGCTGCCACTTCTCAACTAAATTAGTTTTTAGGTCCATAATAGTTCTCCCGTTATTTTACCCTATAAACATTATTTATTTTTTAATAGTGCGTGATATCGCACTCGCATATTGGTCCATCATTGGATCAACTGCAGCCTTTTTCTCTGCTTCTTCTTCGATAGGGGTCTCATCAACCTCTTCGGCAATTACGCTCGGCGAAGCAAAGTATTGCTCTTTAACTACTTCAAGCTTAGACTTGAATTCGTCAAGATTTTCATACTCTAGACCTTCAACTAATGCTGAAAGCTTCTCTTTCTGAGATACTGATAAACCATCAGATGACTCTGATACTAATTTATCGATCTCTAGAGATTCAATTCGTTTGGAGAGCTCAATCTTCTCAGCCATTTCAGCATTGAGCTGCTCTTCTAAACCTTCTAATTGAGCTAGCGCGTCTGCTGCTAGATCAAGTTTGTCTTCAGGAACTGATACGTAGTTTTCTTCGAATAAAGACTTAAGACCGTTCATAAAGTTTTCTGCGATATCAACTTTAATAGATGATTCAATCGCTACTTCATTCTCATCTAGCCACTGCTCAGCGACATAAGTAAGATAAGTATCAACTTTATCAGTCATAGCTTCTTCAATAGCTACTTTTTCTTCTTCTAGTTTTTGCTCCATCTCTTCTTCTAGTTTTGCTTTCTCAGCAACTAGACGTGCATTAACTGAAGCTTCGAAAATAACAGATGCCTTATCCATAAACTCTTCTGCTAATTCTTGTCCTTGGAAGATCTCTTCGACATCTTCTTTAAACTTTGCTTTACCAGCAATAGAGGACATATTCTTTGCAGAATTGTTAGGGGCACTCTTTCCGAAAATTACATCGTATTGATCAGAAACACCTGACTTCGAAAAGCCTGAGAGCTTCTGGACGATAGCTCCGATCATGCCAGCACGAGATAGAGAAGGAACTGCTTTGTCTCCTACGTCTTTATCGGCTGGTCTTTTATTACTCTTAGTAGGGACAGGGTCAGCAATCATTGAAGCGTCTGCAGTCGCCTTGAACTCGTCAAGTTGCTCTTCTTCAGTGCTTACCTGCTCTAAATTATTTTCAGCCATTTTAGCTCCTCTTATTAAATAGTATTTGTAGTATTATTTATAAAAACATTAAATTAGCGACTGTAAAAATTTCTCGAATAATTCGATTTTACGTTCGTCTAATTTACGTACTGATTTTATACCTGTACGCTTAACTTCATTTACAACCTCAGATGATCTCCATTGACCTTCTGCTGCATCGTAAACCCATTCACAACCTTCCATAACACCTTTAACAAATGCGTCAGGTGCTGATGGGTCTGCGACAATATCAGCAGCGGTTGCGAGGACAAAATCACCTTGAACTTCGTTAACGCCTTCGTTATTAGTTCTAAGTGATCCCATTCCTCTTGAAGATACACCTAATTGTGCGCCTTCATCCATAAGATTCTTTACAATATTACCCATAGGAGTATCCATTATTTTGGCTCTTCCTATAAAGTTATCGCCGTCCTCTTTAAGACTTGTTATCATATGTGAAACTCTATCTAAGTTAATAGTAGGACCTGAAGGGTGACCTAACTCACCATAAGCTCTTTTAGCTTTTATATTTTCAGTAACATATCTACCTACTTCTTTAGACATTGTTTCTTTAGGATATATTCTACCATTTCTATTTTTTAAATTAGATTGTAGAAATACTCCTTCTATGAAATAATTCTTTTTCTTACCCTCTTCGTCTTGGGCTTCTTTTATATAGTTAACTTCGTTAAATTCTACTTCTGTAATTAACTTCATATTAGTCTCCAAAACCTACAGGTGTTACTTTACCTGCAGTAGCAAAAATTTTGTCATCAGGGCTTTTTGCAAAGTAATGTATACCAGCATCTACAGTTGTATTACCTATTGCTGTATTAGCACCATCTACTAATGTTACAGTAGCTGCTGCTGTGTGATAAAACTTTACTAATCTAGCACCACTAAGATTACTAGCAGCTCCTAGGTTAGCTCCTGCTGCTACTTCATTACCTTTAAGTACTATTATTTTCATTACTCTACCCCATTCGCAAATTCTACCATAGATATAAAACCATCTTCTGATTCTAATAATGCTTCTATGAATTTTGTTCTATTTTCTTCTGATAAACAATCAATAGTATATACTAATTGTTCAGCTAACTCTGGAGTTAGTACGACTTCTGAATCGTCGTTTAAATGTAAAGGTTGTTCTGCATCTACTTCAGCAATGTCTAATAGTTGCTCAATAAGGTCTTGTTCTACGTTGAACTCCTCATAAGCTACTTTTTCAGCATCTTTATCAAGTCCCGCGATCTTAGACTTATCCTTTTTCATATTTCTAGCATTAAGAGTATCCATATTCTCTTTACCAGTAGGATGATCTAGTTCTAAGACATTATCGGTATGCTTTTTCTTCCAGTTGATTTCGCCTTCCGCTTTACCACGACCATGATGAGCGTGAGGACCATCCTCTACATCGCTTGATCCTACCGGCATATTAGGTAGGTGATTAGAAGCTTCTAAAATTTGTTTAAGTGTCTTCATTAGGTTCCTCTTCCTCTTCTGATTCTTCTGGCTGTTCTTCCTCTACTTCATCTTCTACTTCTACATCATCACCATCTTGACTACTTTCGGGATCCTCCCCGTCTTCATCAGCTTGTGGAACTTCTTCCACGTCTTCTTCATTACTTTCGCCATCTTCTTCTCCTTCTAATTCGTCAACAACGGAATCCATTTCTTCATCTGATTCATCTGAGTCTAGAGCTGCTTCCATTTCTTCTTCAGAAGGATCAGCTGCTAACTCATCATCAGATAACTCTTCGTTATCTTGTCGCGAAATAGCTTGGTCACCAAACATATCTTTATGTAAGGCTTCTCTTTTACCACCTATGAGATCACTCACACGTGATAGCATTTCATTATCGAAAGCTCCTTGAACTGTTGCAGGCTTATCTCCTACAGCGTTCTTTATAATGTCGTCGATGTTAACATCGCTCTTATTTGTCAATTCAGGTTCAGCCATTTTCTATCTCCATTATATTTATTATTTATACGTTTTCTCCACCAGGCTGACCACCTTCTGGCTCTTCTGGTTGTTGATTCCATGGAGCATCTGGTTGGCCACCGCCGCCGGGACCGTAATCTGATTCATCGCCTTGTTCAGCTTGCATCTCAGATTTCATATCATTGATCTCTTCTTCGTTCTGATGCAATACATTTCTTCTTACCCATTCTTTAGAATAGTAAGTACCTGTATGACTCTCTATATCATTAAGAATCTGTAGTCTTTCTCTAACCATTTCAGAGTTTTTAAGCTCTGCAAAATGATTATCTTCTACGAAGTCATACTTTACGTATTGATTAAGTACGGACCATTCGTCCATAGTTACAATACCTTTTAAGACTAATTGCTTTTCTAATATCTTATTAAATAAAATACTAAACTTAAGTCTAAGTCTTCTTATAAATTTATTAAATTTAAGTTCATCTCTAGATATTTCTGAAGCTCTTCCTAAAGTAAAACCAGCTTCTGGTTCTAATCTACTTATAGGAACGTTTAATGAACGATATAATTTCTTTTTAAAGTATTCTATATCTTCCATTTCACCTAGGTTTTGACCGCCAGGTAGAGTAGTTATTTCAGTACCTCTACCACCTTCTCTTCTAGGTAGCCAGAAATCTTCCATCATGGTCATAAACTTTCTATCGTCTCTTATTTCACCTGATGCTGCATCATAGACTAATCTATTCTTATGCTTGGTCATCATATCTCTAAGATATTGCTCTGCTTTCATCTTAGGTAGATTACCTACATCAATATAAAATATTCTTCTCTCAGGAGCTCTTGAAATTCTATAAATTACGCTTGCGTCTTCCAAAACTTGTAATTGATTTAAGGGCTTGATTGCTTTATGTAGATGTGATAATACCATCTTATTGTATTCATCTACGAGACCTGATGTACAATGAACGATGCTGTCTTTAGCGATTTTCAGACCTTGAGCGCCACCGGCAGCTATTGGGTCTGGAGTTGCGTAGGCTTTACTATGAAATCCTTTATCATTATAAAGATAAAACTCTTTTACAACTTTGACAACTTGGAAATTTCCTTGTTTCTGTTTTTTTGTTTCTCTGACCTTTCGAATTTTTCTAGGGTCAATATATCTTAATTCTTGTATACCTGCTGATGGATCTTTTTCATCTATGATAGCATGATAGTATAATCTACCATCTACATACCATTTACGAAAGATCTCATATCCCGAATTAGATAAAAATAGCAATTCGCTAGCTTGCTTAAATTCATCTTTGATTAGTTTTTTAACCCTTGCAGGTAAATCAACCGCGTCAAGATTAATATCTACAACTGGTTGAGTAGGGTCACTTATTATTGTTTCATTAATAATATCATCAATTGCATGCTCTACTTCGGGCATTAGAGACATACGTCTATATCTAGTAACTAGTTCGGCTTCATTTTTAGCCGTTCCTTCTAAATCCACATAGGTGCCATACATGCCACCCATAGAATTAATATTGACTGCACCGTCATCAAATTCTGGTTTTACAAAGGACTTAGGTTCAGGTGCTGAATTTGCACCTGCTCGTTTAATTTCAAAGCCGAATAATTCCGCCATTAGATCTCCATTACAAAGTTATAGAAGGGCATTGAGCGCCCTTCTATATTATTTAGGTTACTAAGTTCCAGCAGTGCCTGTAGCGCCGCTAACTGTCCAGTAATCGTATTGAAAAGTGATATCGAACTGTTGAATCTCATCTATTGACTCCCATGATACTGGTATCTCTGCTAAGTCTGTTGGGAATATACCTACAAACTTATACTCTCTTATTGGAGCACCAGTTTTAGAGAATTGAGTAACTGTTGCATCAGTTTTATAATCTGATGGTCCAGCCGCTGCAAACTCTCTTAAGTTTTCTACATGGCTGTTAATAGCATTCATCCACTCTTCCATAGCATTTCTGATAAGAAAATCTTCATCGTTTATAACAGTTACGTTCCAAGGAGCAAATTGCCTGTTACCTGCGATTTTAAATTTTCTTCCGAAGTATGGAACCTCTACAAAACCAATAGCCGAAGCTGGTAATTGAGAAGCTTTTATCATGAATGGAGATTTCAGGTCTCCTGCACCGTTAGCTGGATTGTTAATTCTGACTTGGAATAGAGCACTTCTAGCACCACCAAGTACTAACTGGGATCTAATTTCATTAATATTAAATGCCATCTCTTACTCCTTAAAATTTACCAACTACTTCACTAAACTCTACTCCTGACCTTACGGCTACAAAGTTAAGCTGAATGAAGTTAATAGATCTTGCAGGTTTCACGTAAATGTCTCCAACAAATTCGTTTCTATCTATGACTTCGCCTGTATTGTTTGAACTATCGCAAACAACTCTAAAGTCAAAGATACCTCTTCTTCCTTGTACATCTCTTAAGAAAGGCTCTACTAAGTTAACAAACTGAGCTCTTGTAAACTCATCGTTATATTCGAACAATGAGAACTTAGCTGCTGTGCTAATTGCCTTTTCTAGTACTATGAATAAACGTCTTACGTTAATTCTATCGAATGCACTAGGCTTGTTTAATAGTGTTTTGTCACCAAATAATATTGTTCCTTGGCCTGGGAATGAAACAACTGGGTTAATTCCGTTCTTATAGAGAAGATCTCTAAAAGCAAGCTGAGGATTAAATGCTAATTTAACAACATTTTTAATTTGACCTCTGTTGAAACCACCTGGTGAGAACCAAGCATCTCTTTCTACGTCTGTTCTAGCACTTAGACCGGCCATATCACCGTTAAGAGGTACGTATCTATATACGTCACTATACTTATCGTATTGATATTTATAACCACTGTCTAGTATACCGTAAGAAGAACTACGTGCAGAGTTTCTAAAGGCGACAATGTTGTCCGCTGCTGTTGAAGCGTTTGTGACTCCTACAACGTCTGCTCTATCAGGTGAACCGAATACAACACAATCTTTTCTTACTTCACAGATATTATCTATGATATAGTTAAGAAGTGCTTCTCCGTTACTTCCACCTACTGCTTTTCCTACCATCATTAAAGATACATCTACATCGGAAGAGTCTTTGAATAGATCGTAACCTTTTGAAAGATCTCCTAATGAGATAGCTCCTTCATTGTTACCATCAGCTCCACCATTGAATAAATATCTTCTTGGTAATGCAGTTGATAAAGCTGTCATATTCGCAGCTGTATTTGAATATGATGCCCCACCTGGATGAGCAATACTATATGCCCATGAAGAGCCGTCATCTATTTTAGTTTTAAAGAAAATAGTTTCTCCAGACTCATTCTTAGCGTCTGTGGCTCTAGAAACAGCTGGGTATGTTTCTAAAATTGTATTCTTAGTTCCAGTAATATCTCCGTCTTCGTCAATGACTACTATATGTAATTCATCTCCTGCGCCACCTTTTTCTTCAACAAATGAAGATGTTCCAGGGGCGTTATCGAAGCTATTGAAATATTTCCAGAATCTCTGTATAAGTTTGTTATCGAAATCGCTACCTAATGTGAACCTCGAATCAAATGTAACTGTTCTTGATAATGTTGCTACACCGCCATCTACGGCAAATGTATCTGAGCTGTTGGCTGCGAAAGATTTAATTGAGATCTTTTGTTCTCCAATTGAACTATTACCTACTTGTATTAAATCTCCTACATTCAAGTCTGCTACTACTGCATCAGCTAAAACTGTAAGCGCTGTATTTGTTATACCTGCGCCTGAACCAACAATCTTTAACGTAGCATTAGCATTTCCTACTGTAAAGAATAGTCCAGTACCTGTAGCATTGATGCTAGCATGAGCTGAAGACCCGCCTCCATGAGACACGTCAACGTTACTGCTCCAAGCATCAGTTGAATCACATACCTCAACTCTTAAACCATTACCTCGGACGCCTGGGTATTTTGCTGCCCATATGTGGTCAGCATGAACCTGACTGACACCAGCTTCAAATTCGGTGTCATTCTTTATAAGCATCCCTGTAGTGTTACCACCTGATAGGGCTCCAGTAGCATTTAATGCAGCACTCGATACTGTTCTGACAACAAATAATTTATTGCCATAGTTTAAAAAGTTTGATGCAGTGAAAAATGTTTCAAAGTTATCGCTGGTAGGCTCGCCAAAACGAGAGACTAGAGATGTTTCACTATCTACTAATACTCTTTCCTCGGCTGGGCCCCAGTTAAATACGCCTGCGATCGCTCCCTCTGTAGTAGAGACAGCAGGTACGACCGTAGTTAGGTCGACTTCGCTTACATTTACACCAGGACTGACTTGAAATGCCATGTTATGCTCCTCTATATAAAATCATAATAGTTTGATTATATTTATACGTTCTTATAATTAGAAAACATATGTTTTACCAACTTGCTTCTTCTGCGTACCCATCTGGAACATTATAGTCTGCTTCCATTGATGTAACACCAAAAGGAAGTAGGTCTTGCTCTATATGTGCGCTTTGCTGATTAACTAGATGTTTCCTTATATCAGAATTACTTAATTCCTTATAATGTTCTTGATTACTCAACCAACCAAACAGAACTAAGCACATGACTAAATCGTCATGATTACCACCTTCTGCTTCGTAAGACTCAGCTTTTTGAACAAAGTGAGTTAGCTCATCAAGAATTTTAAAGTCATTTATAAACAGCTGATCGTTTTCGATCAGTGTCTTTAAATTTAGGCATCCTACCCTTTTGACTTGCTTAGTAGTTCTTACTCCAAAGTATTGAGAACCTGAACCAAATCCAGATGAAAGTACTTGACCAGCTCTACCTTTTCCTGCTGACATTAGTACATTATCTAACTCTAATTCATTATGTAAAGTTTCAACAACAGTCATACCTATATCATTAGATTCAACTAACATATAAGCATTATTATATTCTTTATGAAATTGTGCTATAACTGTAGGAAAATTATATGGAGATATTTTATTATCTTGATATACAGCTACAACTTGATTAGGTAGTTCAGTAGTATCTACTACTACTATTGTTGAATAATCGTTATTAACTCCTCTTGCAGTATCTACCATTGCAAAATAAGTATGTCCTTCTTCAGGCTTTTTATATATTCTAGTATGCTCATTTGAGAACTGAGCCTGCTTATATACTAATCTTTTTAGTACAGAAGGTGAAATAAGAGTATTAGATGATCCTATAAACTCACATTCAAATTCTACTCTAAATTGATCAGCAGAAGTATTTTTAATAGTTTGTTCTTTCCAGGCTTCATCTCTTCCTGGAACATCTGACCAATGAACATCTATTCTTTTATAATCATTTAATCCTTCTTCACTATCATTCCATAGTTTATAGAATAAATTTAAACCGTTAGGTGTAGATGTTACTAGAACTTTAGATGTATTACCAGATGAAATCGTAGGATATACTGAAGCGAAAAACTCTTCTTGTATATGCGTAGGTACGAAAGCAAACTCATCTAAGTAAATTAAGTTAAAAGATCCACCTCTTATAGCAGATGCAGAAGTAGAAGCAGCTAATATTTTAGAACCATTTTCTAATTCTAAGTTACCTTTATTCCATTCTACTACTCCTAGTTGTAACCATCTAGGTAAATGTTCATATGCTAATTGTATTCTTCCTAATATATCTCTTGATTGAGCTGATTTGTGAGCTAATATAGCAACATTAAATGTCTCATTAAACATTATATACCAAAGGAGAACAGCTGCTATAGTAGTTGTCTTACCTGTTTGTCGAGGCATTTTACATATAACAAAACGCTCATCTTTAACTAACTCTATTATATCTTTTTGAAAGTCATAAGGTTTAAAAGGAATTAAACCTTCATCTATATTTACTATTTGAATATATTTTGTAATAAAATAATATGGATCTTGAGAGCATTTTACAAACTCTTTTATCTGATCCTCAGTAAAATCCTGAGCAACATTTGATCGCTTTAGGTTTGGATTACCTAGATAATTTTCTCTAACTTGACTCATCTAATTGTTTTTTAACCAGCTTTTGCAGATCTCCTGTACTACCAACAAATAAAGTATTGTTTACAGTACTTGGTCCTTTTGGACCTCCTGCATTATTTTCTATTACTTGTTTCTTTTTACTTATATCCATTAATGCTATATTAGCATCAGATAAAGTTCTTACTAGAGTAGCTACTACTTCAAATGCTCTTGGGTGTTGACTTTGCTGCGCAACTTGTAATAGTTCAGTTAATGCATGCGAGCCATTCTCTATAACTGCATATAGATTGCCACGAGCATATTCAAAGTCATTATCTAACTTTGAATCTTTAACTATCGTTTCTGCTTTTTGGATATCTTGTTTGAGTGGCTCAAGTTCAAGAAAATCCCCTATCTTATCATCCATTAAAAGTATTCGCCATTACGTGACCATAATTATCATTTGCGCTAACGCTATCAGTATTTATGGCTACTGAAGCATTAGAGGTCGGGTTACCATTAGCATCTAAGCCTGGTGTTATAACAATCTTCGATACCGGAGTATCATTCTTAAGATCAAATACACCTTCAGCTGATGGGTCAACATGAAATTGTGTATTAGCTTTCTTAATAACTCCTTTTCTATCTTTAATAGGACCAAATACATATCCTTTTACCAAAAATTGTAGAGTATGTATTAGTTGTCTTCTTTGAGTAAAATCAGCTTCGTACTGGTCCATAGAAGTTAATCCTTCAAATACAACTGGTACATCAAACTTTAGATCAGGCATATCGTCTAATAATTTTAATGTAGCTGTATATTCAGGAGTAAAGAAAGGTAATATTTGTTCTAGTATTTTTACACCATCTTCAGCATTTCTTACTGCTATATTTAATTCAAAACCTATATTGAAAGGTTGAGGTGTATAAACTGATAATAAATTAAAAGTAGTATCATCTTTAGCTTGATAAATTCTTCTATTCGGATTCATTCTCCTTTCAGGATCATAATTAAAAGATGTCATTTCAAATGACATTCTTGGTAATTGAATAGCTACTTGTCTATCTAAATTAGGATCGACATCATTACGCATCAAGTATTTCTGTCTTGGACCGTAATGAATAGGTACTCTTAGTTCTTGAATTACAGTACCAGATGAATTAGTTCTATCTATTTCTATACCATTAAATAGAGTACCAAAGTATATTACATACTTTCTAATAACATTATTGTAAAACTTATCTCCAAACATTAGAAGTCATTCTCCGAGAATGGATTAATTTCACTAAAGTCTATAAATCCATCTGCTGTATCTTCAAAGAAGTCTGAAGTATCTGCTTTATCAGTTGTTCTCTTACTGAAGCTATCATTGAATATATCTTCTCCAGACTCAGTAGTAAGAGTACTTCCTGCTTCAGTAGTAACATGTAAAGTTGTTAATTGTTTGTCTTGTGATAGAGTTGTTTCTATAGCATCTATAACTGCTATACCTGTACTAAATCTTTCATTAGAGTATTCAAATTTCTCTAATGATATATCATATGTTTGTAAATTTCCTAATTGATAAAATACTGATTCGTTTTCTACATATTTAACTTCAAAAAGAGCTCCTATTTCATTTTCGATAGAACCTCTTACCCAAGGGAAGAATATAAGATCACCTTCTCTTGGTCTAGTAATAGAAGGATTAAACTCTTCTACTTCTTCTTGGAATCTTTTTCTTGCAATAGTAATGTTTATTTGATCTCTTATTTCAAGACCAAACTTAGACATAAACTTACCTTCACCTTCATAGCCTTCAACTGATCGTATATAAATTTCTAAAGGATAGTTAGCGTCAAACTTAGAAAGAACTGCTTCACCATATAGTAAATCAGTCTCTACTCTATTTCTAGGAAGATAAAAAGCGTCTTGGCCATAGATCTGAATAGCCTCTATGACTAGATCATCAATTAAACGTTGCTCGCCAGAAGCCTCGTAATTTTGAAAGTAGTTTGATCTATGTGAGTTTGTTGGCATAGCATTATCCGATCATGTCTGATACTGGTAAGCTGTAGCTAGAGAGCATTTCTTGCTCTAATGCTTGAATTTGAGCTAAAGCATCTTCCATTATCTTGTCTCCGTTAAATTGAACACCACCAGGAAGCTGCATGCCACTAAACTTACTAATATTTGATCCCCATTGATACTTAATCTTTTCAGTTGCATAATTTTGCAACCATCTGTCTTTCCAGACATCAGCGTAAGTAGTAGGATCAACTATTTGATAAGCTTCGGCGATAATATATTCGCCAGCTTGCATCTTATCCCAGTCCATGTCTACATATAATCTATTTATATGCCTATTATATCTTATAGGTTGCCTACCGACTAATAGCTCCTCTATAAATCGGATATGCATCATATTAGTATAATAAGTCACAAGAGACTGATTAAAAGAAGTCAGATCATACAAGTCGTTTAATGCGATTTGATATCTAATATTGAAAAGGTTGTTTGTTGATAATGCATCACCAATGTCGAAAATTCTAACTACTCCTATTATATTTTCAGGAACAGTCAAATATCTATTAGTTATATCATCAGCTGTAATAGTCCATTTATAAAATGTTCTTTCAGAGCCGTCAAAATGATAATCCCAATAGTAAGACAAAGACTCATCAATACGGTCTTCGACTTGCATATCTTCTACATTGACTTCGATTACAGGAAAGCCTATCTTTCTAAGGCAGTAATCTTTAAATTCGTTTCTACTTGTTGGTTGGGCCATTTATTATCCCCATATTAGTGACCCAGAACTATTATAAATTTTTAGAACTCTATTTGAGCTATCTTGTAAAGATCCAATCACTGCATTTGCTGATACAGTTACATCGTTAAATGTAACGTCATCTGTAGTTCCAACTGCTTGACCAATATGCAAACCAGTTGAGTTAGATGTAACACCAGTACCACCTACTGCAGTAATAGTTCTAGTAGCAGCAATAGTACCACCACCAGTTAAACCATTACCAGCTGTAATACTGATACCAGTATGATCTAAAAATTTATTAGCACTGTAATTCTCTAATCCAGTTATATCTACTTCGGATTCATTTACGAATACACCTGTTGAG